GGCGGCCAGTCCTTCCAGCACTGACTTAATCATGTGCCGGAGATCGTCTACTTGGATTCCAGTGTTGCTCATATCTTACCTCTGATTCGCATCATTTATGATTTTCCCCTATGCCGTAAATGCGACCTCGTGCTCTACTCCTGCACCATCTTGGAAATATAGTTTGTTATCCGCCTTGGCATAAACAGCCCCATAATCGGGAACTGCCGTCGGAGTTGTTATTTCCTTCATATTCAATTGATTGAGTAAGGCAATTGAACTAATAATCATGTGCCCCACAACATCGGTCGGCCCCATATTCACGAATATGACACCCCCCTCATTATTTGAGAATAACACCGTACCAACCTGTATTGCAAAATTAGGCTCTGAGGGTGCTACCTTTGTCCATTCACCTGCATCGGCGGCTGATAAATAAACCGGGTCTCCAGCGTTTTCATTAGATGTATTAAGTCCGCGCACCAATCCAAAGGAAGTACAGAAGCCCGTTAAATTATCCCCAATATCGTGTGTAGCAATAGCGAGTACCGTACAAGTTTCTGCGGCATTCGCCTTAGCCGGGGCAATAGTTGGCCGACTTCCCTGCGCTCCCGTCACATAAACGAGAGTGCCATTCAATATCGGATTGCCAGATTTATTCGTGGCACGGACATATATTTCCTGCCCCAATTGAAGAGTGACATCCGACTCGTTATTATAGACCGCGAGGGTCTTCTCGTTAGGATCGTAGAAGACCAATCCCTCCGAATGAATGGGAATGATCGCCTCCTCCAGAAACTGGAGGCTGCCTACAGGCTCGTAAACCCCTCTATAGGAAAATCCTCCCATTAGGAAATTCTTTCCCTCCCAGTCCAATACATGATTTCGAGATATTGGGCCGCTGTTGGTGATGAAAAATAAACTTCCCGGTCAATCAACTCCGTAATGTCATCCTCGTTCCACACCCCGGCTGCAAATTGAGTCATGTACGGATAGTTGGTTTCATCCTTCAGGTCTGCATCTGTGTAAGTATCGGTCACTGCCCCATCATCCAGGTCGGTAGTACCGGGATCGAATACTCCGGTATCACTGATTGCAGTCACTACCCCTAACCGGGCTTTGTCCTTCGCCACTGCGGGGATCGCTGCAATAGCTTCAGCCGCCGAATCATATCCCGTTGCATTGTCTGCCGCTGGGGTGATGCTTTTTGAATCCCCCGCAGTTACATCTATTGCCCACGCGCCGTATTTATCCTGCGGGACATTATCACCCGACAGAGCCGTGCCAGCTGCTACACCGGCCACTGCGGCCCGAACTCCACCAATGGAGACCGTACATGCACCGTTGGCCACATTCGGCTTTGTGGTGCCAATTGCAAGGGCTGAGGCGGTTATTAAATAGCTAACTCCAACCTTGCCTGTCTTGGTTCCAATATGCAGGACCTTCGTCGCGTCCCGCAACTGAATTCTGAACCGTTCGACATCCTTCGGAAACTCAAAGGGATATTCAACATTTGCCAGCGGCATCAACAAGGTTGCTACTGTCGTGTGGTGTCCACGTGCCATGATTTTCTCCTAACCTATTCTACAGGCCATCAGTTGGCCGTTGGTCATCGTGAGGTTGGTAATTTTATCAGTTTCTATTCTCAGACTTAATACTTGGGCTGCGGTGATAGCAATCACATCTAAGCAGAGGCCCGAGGCAACCTCGTCTGCATTGACCAGTTCCATATCGAAACGCCCGTCAATTGCACTTCCGTCGATAGCCAATCGGCCATTGAGGGCTACATCCGCAACGCTGGATTTAATCGATGCCTGAGCATACAGGAGGTAGGTTCCCCCATTTGGTAGAGCAATCTGGTTATTGGCATAGTCCGGGGTGGTGCCTACAGCTAATCCGTTCTTGGTATAGTTTGTCACCTTCGCTGGAGTTGCAGCTGTCATGGCCTGCACTACGGCATTGTCAACGGCTTTAATGCTTCCATAGACTCCGAATAGGGATACCACCAAATCTCGCATATCCTGCGGGCTGATCTCGCCGGTGGAATTATCTACCAGGAGGGCGAGTAATTGAGCTCTGGTTCTTTTGCTATCAGCCATTGTCAGTTCCCCAGTTGAAATCCGGTGCTGAAGCCACTATTGAAAGCGGGTAGCCGATCAATGGGTAGGTTCATTACCAGCCCGGCCTCAGCAAAGTTCCTCAGCGCCAGATGAATTCTTTTTGCTATCACGTCGTCATCAGCTCCCCGATCCGTGGGCAGCTCCTCGAAAACCACGTAGTTCGGCTTGGCCAGGAATTCGACTACGTAATTGTCCCCCACGGCGGGGCCTTTATCGGCCAGCCATGTGATGGTTGTTCCATCGAAGGTGAAATCTATATTCTCCCGGTAAAAAATTCCGTCCTTCGCAACCTGTGTGAGCCGGGTCACCTCGAATGCCCTGAGTCGATCCAAGGTCCCCCGTTTCAGGATTGCGTTATCCCGGCTGGCCCGGCCATCAATCACCATGACATCGCCACGTGATACCTTATCGTAGAGCCGCAGGTACTGGGTGTCTATCGTGTGGGGAATGTACCGATGGGGGTATTTAGCCGGGTTTAGATCGAAAACTAAATTTATCCCGTCGGCTGAATCCGGCGGTACGAATACGACACTGGAGCTGCTTCCGACCTTTAACGAGATCAGGCTAATATGCCCGGCCCCGTTGGGATCACCATCGGAACCGGATTCGTAGGCGATCTCGCCCAGCCCGGCACTGTTGATGGCATAGATAATTTCGGCCACGCTCACGTCTGTATTGTCGGCGGCCTTCAGCGCACAGTTGATCCGGGTAGACGTTCCTCCATCGATCAGCACTTGGATATTGAATAAGCTGGACAGGTCTACTCCGGCACTCAGGTCCGGCCCGGTAACTATGGCGTGATGACTGATCTGGAGCCGGGGGATCGTGATCTGGCAACCGCCTTGCAGGATCATCCCGGCCTTTTGGCTCACCCGGCGCATATCGATGGATGTCCTTAGCAAGTTGTACTCCACCACCGATTTATAGAGATAGCCGTTTATGCAGCTATCCCCCGGATCGAATCCCCCATGATTCGCGCCTACGCAATCACAGAGGCGGCCCTCGTAATAGAGAACCTTAATGCTCATTTCATTAATGAGCTTGGCGGTCTCGGTTGCTATGGTCAGAGATACGGACATCAGGCTTGCCCCATGAAGTTCCGCATATCGGTATCGAAGCCTATCTCAATCAGGCGCACTACCGCTGGTTCAATCTCGATGGCCGTCTTCCGGGCAAGGTTCTTCGGCGGTGTTCCAGGATGCAGCCAGCCCGTGCTGTCCTCGTGCATTACCCGGAAGGTCATATAGGTGTGCTGGCCGGTACTGCTGTCCCGTGGGAATCGCACCATACCAGCGTAGGGACTGGATTTCCAGTGTGGCCGCCGGTTGGTCTGATCCAATCCTGCGGCAGCTAAGTCACTGGCTTTCAATTTTCCCCCCCAATGATAGGTATAGCGGATTGCATTCCTGTACCCGGCAGCGGGATTCGGGACCTTCATCCCGGTAAGCTGTCGGCTCGGAGCCTTTGACCTCATCATTGCGTAGATCGCTGGCGGCATGGTCTGGAGTGTGGCCCGGTTGGTTCCCCGGCCACCTTCATGGCTACCCGCGCTGGGGGTGCCATGCCGGAAGGGTATGATTAGGTATCTTTTGCCCTTGGCGGAAATTCTGACCTGTGCCGACGTGAAGAGCATTTTCTTCATGTCGTGCGCCGGTGTGCCATCCTCTATCCATTTGGCATGGGGAGCTGCGTTGATCACCGCCCCCGTGTAGATGTCATCCTCGTAGGGATATAGCAGCCCGTCCATGATCCCTTGGAGATAATCTCCCGTGGATCGCCTGAATGCCCCCGTGGTGTTGTCAATCCATCGCTGCTGAGCAAGCTGGGTAGCCTGCATCACAGCCATAGCAGTCGCCGGGAGCCGGTTGGCCCCCAGCGACTGCAAAGCGAAGATTACATCATCGACACGCTGGGTATCGACTTGCCCTGTAACGGTAAACATGGGCAGTTAGTCACCAACAGCGCCCGTAATGTCCTCGACGGCTGCTGCATCCACCGCTTGGATGCCCTCACCAAGGATACGCATCCTGAACAGGCTTTCGGTGACATCTGATCCGTCCGTGATGTCATCGGTCTGGGCCGTCCACGGGGCCTTAGCTCCGTTATCGATATACAGCACTCCCAGGACCACAAAGCGATTAGGCATTGCAGCGATCATTGCGTCAGCTGCGGCCTTCGCTGCTGTGAAGCTCGCGTATGCCATTAGTGATGCTGTGGTATCACCATCAACCGACTGGACATAGTGCGCTGTCCCGGCCAGATCGGTTATGATCAGCCATGCGCCCCACTTCAGGGTCGTGATGGTATCGACCAATGGGAAGGGCAGGGTCAAATCTGCCGCAACGGCGGCCAGTTGAACACCATTCACCTTGATTGTGGCTGCCCCGATACTCAGTTCTTCAGGCGTTGCGCTCACTGCACCTGTGGCAGCAGCGATTAGGCCGGTATCCCCCTGAACATCGTAATAGGTAGCTGCTGTGACCTGAGCATCGGAGGTTCTGGGCAGGTCTGTACCGATGGTAAAGCCACCACCGGCGGCTTCGATCACCAAGTAACCCACAACCACCGTGTTGGCCACCAGGGCTTGAGTGGCGAGTGCCAACAGAGCGAGCTCCGCCGACTCATAGGCCATCGTCCCTGTGCCACCGTTGGAATTGGTCGTGGTCAGAGCACCAAGTTTACTGACCTGTAAACGCCACGCACCGAATTTGGCTGCTGTAATGTCTTCGGCAGCTCCATCGAGCACAGCTTCTGCGGCACCTGAGAGCAGGTCGGCGGCTGCGGCTGCCAGAGTGGCTGGAGCCGAGGTACCGACTGCGGCACCCAGGACGGCATCACCTACATGCTGGTCATTAACGTAGTTGGTAGTCTGTGCTGGTACACCACCAGAGCCGCCTGCAAGAGCATCCGTTTGTGCAACCCAATCGTTTCCACCCGCTGCGTGTACGGTAACATAACCCAGCACTATTGCGCCGGATGCTGTAACAACGGCCAGATTGGTGATCGCGCCCGCTTCGGCTACGTCTTCAGCACCCCAATCGACATAGGTTGTGCCGTTGGCATCAATGCTTAGGATAGCGGCAGCCCAATATGCGTTTGTGCCAATCACTGTAGCCGATCCCGTATCGAAGTTCTGGTCCGTTGCAATTGTATATAGAAGACCAGCAACGATGATCTCGAAAGGATCACCATTTTTTATATCCATATTGGTGTCGATCTCGAAATTCGGGGGGGTGACACAGCGATTTAGCTCCCGCGACCGCATATCATTGAGCAACGTCTTGATGTCGGTGACGACAGTCTTCGTTGTCCCGTGGTCCGTCCGCAGCTCGTTCGCAATCGCTATGAGCTGTTCCGTCTTAGTGGCCAATCCCACATCCGCCGATGAATAGGTTTGCCCCCCGATTTGGAATCGGATGGGACCATTCATTCGGACCTTGGTCGTGGTCCCGATACCGAAGCCCACTCCCGGCATACCGGCGATGAGTTTGTTTTCGGTTACGGCGGCATCACGCAGGTTATTGACCAGCGTAATGATCCGCTTGATTTTGTCACCAAAGCGCATATCCCGGAATGCTTTATTAATCTGGTGGGTGAGTCTATAAACGTCATTTCTTGGCATGATTGTAATCTCCCTTGTTTACTGATACCCATCGAGTATCAATCGTTTCAAATATCTGCCCTTGAATTCATCGATCCAGGCACGATCCTGTTCCTTGTACTCTTTCAGTGCTGCCGAGTGTTCCCCGAACGTGGCACTGGAGGTATAGGAAACCGAAGCACTGGCTCCATCGATAGATTTCGATTCCGAGGCTTTACCCCGGTGGACATCAAGATTTGGTAGCATATTCAGGGCTACCCGCCTTGCAACTGCATTTTTGATACTGGTCTTCTCGGCCAGATCAAGGTTATCGAAATCAAGTCCCGCCTGATAGGTATATAGGAAAAAGTCGGGTATGTAATGGGTGGCCCCCACCACCAGTCCAAGCATTGAACCGATGGTCAGGATCAGCCGGAAGGCGAAGCCTGATTCGCCCGTCCCGGCGTATGGGATCACTTTTATCATACCCTCTTTTGTATTCCCAATCTGCAACCATTCATCCGGGATCACTGCTAATTCCTGATCCTTGAGCATCAGCTTCATGCTGGTTACAGAGATCACCGGCGTATGGAAAAGCCTCTGGGTCCAGAACTTCTGATAGAGTGGCGTTTTATCGTAGTCGTGGTGCTCGTCGGTGATCGTGGTTGGCACGAAATAGGTCTTCGTGCGTCGTTGCAATTCATCCGTGGCAGCTTGAATCTGGGATCGGATCGTATCCCGAAAACTGGTCTCATAGGTTGCCGCGATTTCATCCTCGCTAACACCCCGGAGAAAGTTATCCATGACGAATGTGGGAGATACTAAATAGCGGTCGGTGCTCACGGTGGAGGCCACGACCGCATCTTCTGGATCGAACTTGGATTCCAATCTCACAACTAAACTGCTGAGCGTTGCCTCCCAATATAGGTAGGCATCGTCAGCAATCATGCTGCTGGAGAATGTTACATCGAGGTAATATCTTCCGCTGGAACTGTCGAGGCTGCAAACCTTCTGACTCAGATCGGCATCACCAGAATCCTGTAGGAAGGTTCCGGTGGGACCCACTATCGAAAGTTTTACAACATCGACACTCTCATCGGTCTCCAAGAAGACTCGATTAGTACTCCCGAGGAATAGTTTCTGCATAGGACCTTATTTTTTGAATCGTTCATCCGCATAGATTCGTAAAAGTAATTCGGCCTTCGTGCCTTTATCATCCACGTCGTTATCCCGGCACCATTGGGCCACAACTTCGCGGTTATCCCGCGCCGTCGGCAATTTCACTTTTCCCGTGGTCTCGGCTGCCCCAGTACCCGGATCGGCAGAAGTGGCCGCAGGGGCCGACTGTGCGCCTTCTGAGGCATCCTGAGCTGCTTCAGTGGTTTCGTCGGATTTGGCGGTTTCTTCATTTGGGGCGTCTGGGGGAGTTTCCTCCTCACCAGCTTCCTCCACCGTCTCCATCGCTTCTTGGATTCCCTCGTCAGCAAGCATTGCCGCACGGAGCTCTTCCGTTGACCATTCTTCCTTGACCGCGACTCCATACTGTTCAGCGATTTCAACCAGGGTGGCATGATCGGCTTCATTAAGGTCTACCGTTTCGTCCACCTCTGTAATCTCAGCGGCTGGTTCCTCCTCACTGGTTGTCCCGGCTTCGCTGGTTGATTGGTTATGGACCTCCAGTAGTGCTGCGCGAAGGGCCTCTGTTGACAAGTTTTTGTCTACCTCCATCCCGATCTGGGATGCACATTTAACCAGCTCAGAATGGTCGGCTGTTTCGATGTCTGCCATTTCATCTGGATCATCCTCGACTGGCGGAAGCTCGCTGGTCGATTGGTCATCCGTGTCCTCGGATGGGTTTACATCTACGCCATCCGGGGGTGCAACGGAAAGCCCTATCCTGTCAATAATATCAGCCTTACTGCCGCCAGCTTTGATGCCGTTCGCCTTTGCAAAGGCACGAACCTCAGCGAAACTGGCATCATCAATCTTTAGAAGGAATTCAGAAGTAGCAGACTCCCTCTCAGCAGCGGTTTTCCTCTCAATCTCCTCCGCACGTGCGGAGGCGGCTTTGTCGGCAGCTGCCTTTGCGGCAGCTGCTTTTGCAGTAGCGGCTTCCTCATCCGTCGTAATATCCTCGACGGTATAATTGCGCTGCGTCTGGGTGAAGAACTCAGCCTGCTCCGGTGTAAACTCGGTCGCAATACCCTCGACGAACTTGACTTCTCCAACGGACGTTACACGGGTAACTGTACTGTCATTGGGTGCTCGTAAAATTTTCATCTTATTTTCCCTATTTTATTCCGTGGACCCCTGTGCCCGGAGAGGAGCATTCCCCCCTCCGGGCATCAAGGCCAATGAATTACGACTACCTATACGGTCGGATCAAATTCTGATTCGGACCACCGCATATTGGTGAACATGACGTGGTACGTCCCGCCCACCCGAGAATTCCGCAGTTTCTGAATCCGCAGATACAGATACAGCATATAGAGATAGGGCCACCCTACGATGCTGTTCAAACCGAATGCGAGTTCCATCCGCACGAAGGGCATGAGCTGCCGATAATCAATCGCGTCGGTTTCTGGGGCATTGGAAATCAGCATGGAAGTTGATGTCCCCGGTAGGATGAGATTCAGGTCTACTATGTCGGTCGTGCCGGTAGCATCGTCAATCGCAACATCTGCGATCCAGCGGCAATCTGCGGCACTGGTGGCACCCAGGGCGCTGCGGTATATACGCAGGCCGGTGATCGTCGCATCATTACAGGTAACTGTCAGGGTAATTTTTTCGCCAGCGGCAACCGTGATAGCGGCTCCTGTGGCGGTACCCAGAGATTGACCGTCGGCATCGACTGAAGACACCTTGTAGTAGTAATCGCCCGCGTCACCTGCTCCGAACTTGGAGCTGGAATCGCTGGCCGTAGCACCGGTTACGCCTGTCGGCTCTGCCGGGGCGTCATCGGTGTTCGGGAAGTCAGCGGTCGGCGCTGTCGCGCCCGCGCTCTCACCACTGGGATAGAAGGTATCAATCGACGGGGCAAACTTGAAGTGGGGATCGGCCCCAGCTCCCCAGCCCGAATAGGCGAAGTCACTGTAGTAACCCGCTGCGGGCTGACCAAGCAACAGGTCCCGAGCTCCGGCCTGCTGGGCACCGGGTAGGTTCACCCGGCGACTGACCGGCAGGATTTTGTTCAGGTCAGACTTGACCTTCGTGGGCATGAGCATGTGAGTCGCAATCCCGTAGTTATTCAGGATGCGCTCAGCCCCAATGTCCAGCTTGTCCTCTGTGATGTCACCGCCCTTACTGTAACTCTGTGAGCCAGTGGCCCGGCAATCTACAATGGCGTCGGTGAATCCCGCGTTGTATGCGGCCAGAATCTGGGTGTATAGCCCGTCAAACTGGGTAGGCATCATCGCGGAATTGCCGAAGATCGTTGCCAGCTCGACACCTTCCAAAACGGTGACGGCGGCAGCGGTGTTAATTATTTGATGTTTCTCGGCATAAGTCTTGGTCACTTCCATTACTTGGCTTAGGTCTCTCATATCGCGGATGAACTTCGTTGCATCCACATTACGCGAGAGGGTCACGTCGGAGACTTTGGGAAAAGCAGTCTCAGAACGCCACTTACCAAACGAGTGGCCATGTTGGGTACTGGTGCCATGATCGGACAGGTCCATCCACTGGTCAAGGACCGCGTAGACGGGTTTTTTCCGAAGCATGTTGTAGATCACCAATTGGCTTTTGTTTTCAGCAGTCACCTTTAGGTCGGTGTCGATATTCTCCACACTGATCGCTCGGCCACCTGCCAGGGTGTCCAGATCGGTCATGCCGGAGCCGACGCCTTCACCTGCGGTGAGAGCTTTTTCCAAGCCATGCGCTGAAAACACAAGCTCGCCGTTCTCAATCAGCCCCTTGTTAAGGATATTGAGCTCGTCGAAGCTGATGTTCGGATTCAGTAAATGCATGATTTAACTCCTAATCATAGGGTTGAAAATGGGCCTGTCTGTTAAAAGGGACAGGCTAAACTTTGGTTTTATCCAAAACGAGCTTAACCGTATCGTACTCACGATTGCGGAAAGCATTCTCGGCAAGCGACATCTCTTTGCTAGTGATCTTGCCTGCTTCGGTCCCAGCGGTCAGGCTCTTCTGGAGCTCTCCCCAATTCTGGGGAATTCCTTCAGGCTTACCGGAGCCGTTGCCATCACCCCTTCCCTCGCCTGCAATGGCGAGGTCTTGGATGTTGACCGGCGAACCGGGCCGAGATTTCAGGAGGGCCGTGACAGCAGTTGCGAGATCGACCTCGTTCTTGCCGTCAGTAATCGTGACCGACTTCCTGAGTTTTTCGATAGCTGCATTTTGGATGTCATACATGGCCGCCACACCTTCGAGAGCTTTGGCCATTGCACCATCACGCTCATGGTCATAGGCGACTTTTTGCTCGACCACTTGGGTCAAACCCGTCACGCCTTTTTGGAGGGCGACCAGCATGGGCGCGGCATCGAAGTATTCTTCGTCTCCCTCGCCCGGAATGGTTTCAAATTCGTCCGCTACTCCAATATCATCCCCGGCATCCCCGGATTCGGCTGACTTGAATATGCGGTCTTTGATTTCACCGAATTGAGCACTCAGGCTCTTCAGCAGGGTAACTGTCTCCTGCTCTTCGCCTGCCTCTGCTCCGGCTGCTTCCCCGCCAGCTTCGCTGGAGCCGTCATCCTCCTGCTCCTCGGGGAATAAGGATTTTGCCAGTTTGCCAGCGGCTTCTTCCTCGTGTCCTTCACTGATGAAGAATTCGGTGGCTTTTTCGACGGTTTCAAAAGTCTTCATGGATTGACTCCCGGTTGTTGACTTTTTAATAGACTTTTTCTTTTTCCGTGGCTCATCCTTAGAACCAACTGATCCTTTAAGGCTTTCAGCGGTCTCTTTGATCTCAGTGTCCACGTTCTCTTTGGCAATGGCATCCCCCCCGGTCTTCTGGGCTAAGTCCTTACTGGTCGGGGTGGCTGTCATTGCCTTTTCTACCTCACCCTCATAATTCAGGGATTTGGCGAATGCTGTGTGGTTCTCCTGAAGTGCATGGAGATACACAGACTTATTGACTGGGCTGGGTGTGATCACTACGTTGATCACTTTCGCCTTACGGATTCCACCCTTGGTGGCTTTACCGTCGGTATAGTGGCCCTCGACGGACCAGCCCAAAGTTTTTTGATGCTCGGGGAATCGGCGGTTATGCGCCTCGATGCTCTCGATTAAACCCCATACCTCATCTGCCAATTTGCGGCCAGGAAACAGAGCTCCCTTGATCAGTGTCCCGCCCTCGGCAGTAGTCACCCTCTCATGGGGTGCGCCGATTATATAAGCCGGATCATTTAGGACATGCTCATATTTGAGCCAGCCCCTGTCATCAAAGTAGGACCAATCAAGAGATTTACTTATCAGTCGTTCATGGTCTTCATCCAAAGCTGAATTCGTGATCTCACCCCAGATCAATCGGGAGGGCAGTTTCGTCGGATCACTATCATCCCCCGCTACTGCGGAGTCCAGCGATTTCTGGAGGTGGATCACCCCATGCAGGATAAAATCTGGTTGGCGTTCTTGTTCTTTACTCATTGCTGATATAAAAAAAGCCCAGTACCACTATGGGAACTGGGCCTCCGACCTATAGCATTATTAGTGTATGCTGTCCTTTGCCTCGGGGGCAAATCTACAATAGGATCGGGGGGAATGTCAATAACTCTTCTGCCATATCTGTCAGGGGGGTCTGCCATATATGGCAGTCCGTCGTCTATTAATTTTGGGTAAAAAAAAAGCCCCCAGACATCTGGGGGCTTTCATTGGGGGGGGTCAAGCAGGTCTACCGAAGTGGTGATGGAAGTGATTCAGTGCCTTCTGGGCTATCTGGCTAAGGAAGCGTATTGCTCGGGTATCGACTCCCACTTCGAGCGGCCCTTGGATTCGGATCAATGCCGCTGCCAGCTTGGGAGCTGACTCTCGCATACATCTCAGGGTATCCCAATACCCCTTGCCACGGTAGCCATATTCGACTGATCCCATTACTACCTTGTCGGTGGGCCTGTCGATCTGGACCCGGACCCGTTTGACCAGGACCTTGCCACAGGTCAGGCAGTGGCGAGGGGGAGCTTCCTTCCGAGCCTCGACTTCCAGCGGGGCGCGTTCGCTCATTGGCATCGTTAGCTCATAAGGTCCCTTCCCCTTCACCAACTTCCCAACTACATGCCGGTTTACCGCCAGGGGAAAGGTCTCACTGTCCCAGTAGTTTCGGCGTTTAGGTGTCATACTTCCACCCGATCCTTTCTGACTGCAAGCGGCCTACCACATCCCAGCCATCCGGGACATCCGGCACGGTTTCATTATCGAAGAGGATGCGAGGATCGGCAGTCCATTCGATTCCCCGGACCCGGACATCATAGAGCACCAAATCGATCAGCTCCTCTATGTCCTCACAGGGCAGGCCACCTTCAGCATGGTCGAACGGGTACTCCAGTTTGATCGGCTGGCCGTTGGCCCGCTCCACGACTACTGACGCCATCCATAGATTGATCTGATCCATCAGGTTGCGCCCGTAGGTCCAGATCAGCAACTGGGTGGCCGACTGCTGCATTGGATACAACGTGGTTGATCCATGCAGGTAGGTATCCAGTTTGCTCAGGGTTTCGCGGTCGTAGTCGATCCCGCACTGATCTAATAGCCAGATCAATCCTGCGAATCCCGTACTACCGCCGTGCTTGCCAATCCCGAAGCCACTCAGTTCGATGGTGCTACCATCGGCCCCGATCACGGATGTTCTCGTTTCCATCCCGTTCTCGCCAGCCCAACTAATCGTGACTTGGGCAACCGGGTAGACCGTATGCCGATACTCCAAAAAGAATTTCTTGGATACATCCGTCACCCCATAGCCCATATCTATAAGATAGGTAGGTCCCTCGACATCGACTTCCATGCTGGTGCAGATCGCACAGCCTCCCGACAAGATCAGGAATCCGCCGGGCTTGCAGCGCTCCATCCATTCCCGCAGTTTCTCTCGCTCAGGCTCCACGGCCCGCTCAAGTAATGCCTTGATGCTATCACCAGACCATTCGAGCCGGTTGGACGCGACACCCCCGATGAAGACGAAAGCGAAGGTTTTGTGTTTGTTCATCTCATTCATCGTGTAGCCGTTCCTTTCTGTTAATGAAACATCCCCCCCGGCGGCCACCGGAGGGGATGTTGGTTAAAAGGTTGATGATTCAGTGACTGCCGGTGCTACCGCTGGTTAAGCCAGATAACGCCGGGTCCAACTGATGCCGGAGTGCCGTGCGCTGACTCGGGTATATGCCATGTGCCTATTGTGGTTCCCCAATAGTAACTCGACAGGATCAGAATAAATATTCATCCTTCTATCCCGTAGCATACTCTGGAGGCCGACCGGTGTGGCGACGTATTCGTTTCTTATGCTGCTATCGAAGGGCGAAAATACTCCCTCAGCAATACTGGTTATCTCAACCTCCGTAAGTATGATGTTTGCCGTGGTTCCATCCTCGAAGACCATTTCGGCTATTGCGGCAGGGGCAAATTCAGCATCGACCGTGCTGTATTTCACGCCCCCATACCAGCCTCCAAACGCGACCAGGGCCACGAAAAGGACTGCTATGAAACTGAATATGTTTTTCATATTCACACTCCTGTTGTTTATCGTTCTCTTGCTCGACTGTGCAAGTGGTTGGAATCTACGAAGTTATCGGGCCGGGAGCAAGTGCCCCCGGCCCTTGTTACCACAGGGATCAGGCAACTGCAACGGAGTCGAACTCGGCCCCATTGAAGAGCTCGTGGAGTCGCAGGTGGCGCTCCATTATTTTGTCCGGCGGTGTCCGCTTCAGGGCAGCGGTGATGGCGTTGTAGAGGCTCCACTGATTCCGTGGCTCGAAGTCCTTGTGAGTAGGATTCTCCCACTCTCTCCGAGCTTCCGTCATCATGTGGTTGCTCAATACCCGCTCGCCGTAAAGCTGCCCCAGCACCCGGTAGGCGCAGAGGTCGCTGACATCTCTGTCACGCATCAGCATGGCGTCATCGATCACCGTGTCGAAGTTGCCCTCGGCCTGAGCGATCCTCGATAGAATTGCTTCCTCAAGGTCCTTCCAGATATTCGGGGTGTGCTTTCGAGCGTAGGTGATTCCACCGGCCAGCATCAGATTATCGCAAACGAAGATACTGGCACCGGCAGCGAACTTGGACGGTAGGGACTTATCGTAACTGTTCACGATGCCAACGCAGAGTCCCATTTCATCGTTGGCTTTTCCATTGGCGAATCGCAGGTGGCCAAATAATTGCCTCCCGTCCCGTGCGAGGCCAAAAGCCTCGTCCGAGAGATTGACCGGCAGCACGTCGCATGTGAGCGCAATCACCTTCGCAATCAGCAGCTCGTGAGCCACTGGCGTATAGGTTTTGGTCTCACGCGGCAACGGCACCGCCTGAATCTCCTGCCGGGTTGCAGGTTGTCCACCGCAATGCAGCATTAGTCCTTCCATCTGATTTCCTTTCGTTGAGGGGTTGTTATTTGAAGGCTGTCACGACCTTGAAGAGCCTCTGCTCGGTCAGGTCGTCAACTCTGATCTTGATCTTTCCGAACACATCCATCACGATGCTGCCGCTCGCTTTGCGGCTCTTGGTTGAGAGTATCGAGAGACGGACCTCGTACTCGTTGTGATGGCTGTTCCTCCAGACATTCTTGGCCGGGATGTTCAAGGCCGCCCTCACCCGCTTTATAGCGGTGGCGAATTTGTCCCAGCGGGCCATGTCCTTCAGCACTGAAGCCTTGCCTTTGTCGTAGGTCGCCTGCTGGATTTCCAGCATCTTTACGACGGCATTGGCCTGTACGTGCCGTGGCCGCTCCCGGTCAAACGTGATCTCATTGTCACCACTGTAGACCGTCCGCGTCAGAGTTTTCTCTCGCGGCTCGGTGATCTCGACTCGGGTAGTACCCCAGGCGTGAACGACCACGCGCTTGAGTCCCGCAGCATCACTGCGGCAGCTATAGGAATTACCCAGTGTGGCGAATGAGAGCTTCAATTCCTGAAAGAGCCGGTCCTTTTTGCCGCTTTCGATCAGGATGTAGTCGGCACTGTAGCCCTTCCGGCAGCCGCCGAATTCTTCCTTGATCCGGCGGAACTTATACCGGCTGGCTTCCTTGCCCAGATTCTTGCTGATCGCAATGATCAACTCCCGGATGAGCTTGCGCTCTTTAGCCAGCTCCGGGGAGCCGGTGGTTAGTGTGATTTCTGGCATGTTGTTGATCTCCTGTGTTATGGATTGAGGGATCAGGGGGAAGTGTGAGGGGCCAGTCGCCCCAGGTGCGCCTCCCCCTGATTCTCAGTTGATGGCCTACCGCTCTTCGCAGTATTTAATCAGCCGGTCGAAAGTCCTCACCGCTCCGGTGGCTTCTTTCTCCTCGGCAATCTGCCGAGCTCTCCGGTAACTGGCGATGGCAGCTTCGACACTGCCTTCGTACTTGATGGTTAATTCGGCAGCTGATTTGATATTGGCCTTTGTTGGTTTTTTGGGCATGTTGCCTCTCCCTTCACTATCATTATACATCCAACTTCTCAGTCCGTACAATCGGTACAGAATTACGCTGGATAAAGCGGTGGTGCCGAAATGGCCCCTTTTGCTTTTCGAAGGTATCTATGTACCGGTTTATTATGGACTTGGAACTGGTGCCGAATTAGGCCCCAACTCGTCGTTCGGCTTCGACCTCAGCATCATGGAGGGCTATCGTCTGGATGACGGCATCAATCCATTGCTGGACTTTATCATCCATGCAGATCGGTACCACCCGGCGGCCATTGCAGCCATAGCAGGTTACGGCATAGTCGCCACGATGGTAGGCTTCTGCAAAATCCGGGTCATCCGCGAAATCCTCTGCTGATAAACCATTCGCATCGATGGACGGATTGACGTGCGTTCCTTTGCCGTCACAGGTCGGACAGACCTCAAATTTGATCGGCACACTTTTCACGATCTCTTCTCCGTCGTTATCATGGTAGCGAACGGTTGCAGTCATCGATTTTTCATCGATGGTTTCATACCAGCGATACTTCGCACGGACCCGGTGGTCGGTTGCGTAGCTCATGTGATCCCTTTCTGTTAGCAGGTTCTGGAGTCTAATGCGTTGTCGGCCTCTTCATTCAAGGCTGTGGCTCGTTCCAGCAGCTCCTTGCGATTGCCTATGAAGTTTCCGCCCCGGTCAGTGATGCCGTTGACTCGCGCCCACTGATTCCAAGCTACCTTCCGGCCCAGTCCGACCGTCGTGTTGGTACTCGGGAAACTGTCGGCATTCCGTACCATGTCTTCCCAGCTTGCACCGAACTCGATTTCATCATACCGGGAGTGGTGGCCAGTTAAAGCCACGTACTCCATATTCAGCGCTCGCATGAATAGGTCCGGGTGTTTGGCCGCCAGCCAGAACATCTCCCACTGCTTCGATGCCGGGCAGAAATAGCAGGCGCTTTTGATTGGGACTGGCAGACCTTCCTCGACGATGGCCTTGACGCAATCCCCCCGGTCCCAGCCAAGTTGCTGGAGTGGGTACCGGTATCTAAAATTGGCGTCCTGACTTTTCAGGTTCTTGGATCGGCGGATGTCGGCCCGACCTGAGTCATAGCCAATCAGCTTGATCGGTTTGATCCCCCGCTCTTGGCATTCGAGCCAAAGCGGATGGGGGTCTATTTTGTTGTGAGGGGCCTTGCAGCCCATGATATAATGATCCTGCGGACCCTGTTTCCATTTGATACTGCACGACTTCATTCCGAAGGCGAGACTGGGGAGGGTTTCGTTGCTGACGCAATTTCCCTCCAAGGTATCGTATGGGGTCTCCGGCAGGGTGACTTTTTTGCAAACGGTGGTCCGGGGAAAGCCTACGCTCTCCAGCCAGTCGTCAAGTATCGCCAGGGCTGCATAGGTCTCAGGTTTTTCGGCCTCCAAGTCCGCGAACGTGATCACGTCCGGGATAATGCCCTTCCTTTTCAGCGCTATGACATGGGCGTATGAATTGACTCCCCC